AATATTGTTGTAGATGAATATTCAAAAAGGGTTATGGTGGAAAAGCCGAGAGCGTACGGCAATATTATCAGGATGGCAAGGCGTATGGGAATGAATGTGCGTTTTGTAAAGGACCTTACGGACGAGGACGGAAAGGTGCTTGACGGACTAATAACAAGCAAAGGCGTATTTATAAATGCTGATGCAGAAAATCCGTCACGATTTGCAGTGACGCACGAATTTGGACACAGAATGAAGCAGGCTGCCCCGAAGGAATGGGCGAAGTATCAGGAATATGTTATAAACAAGCTGAAGAAGGAAAGCTTTGACGGGGAAAAGACTGCATATGATGTTCTCTATGAAGAAACAAGAAACGCCTACGGAAAAGATGATACAGACTATATAAACGAGGAAATTGCGGTAAATTACGCAGGAGAATTGTTTAATAACGAGGAAATGCTTGAAAACTTCATCAGAGAGGACAAGAGCCTTGCTCTCCGGGTGCGTGATTGGTGGTACAACGTGCTTGAAAGTATGGGACTTCTCAGCGAAAAGAAAAAAGCGCAGCAAATGTGGCTGAGAGCCTACACTGCTGCGGCAAAAAATGTGCAAGATGGAAAGGTTGGGGCTTATTCAGGGGAGAAGTTTAGTATACAAAGAATTGTCGGAGAAAAAGGCGATTATGGAATAGGTGTTTATCTCGACAGTGACCTTTTGACAGAGCTTACCGATGAGGAGCGAATTAAGGCGGTAAAAGAGCATATTAAAAATCTTGGAGGAAGTGAATTAATAGCATATGATAATGACGGCAATCCTATAAAGGTTCGTGTCGCAAAGCGTTCTTGGAAATATGAAAACAAGAACGGTGCTGAGATACGAGCAAACAGAGATTTAACAAGTTATCTCAAAAATGAAGTTAAACAAGAAGCTATTATGCTGATTGATGAACTTATGGAGACTGCAAAATATAAAACTTCCGAAAAGGCAAAATATTCTCACGGATGGCTTGATAACTACGGAAAAAATAACTGGGACTATTGGAAAGTGTTTATACAGGAAAAAAATAAAACCGTTTGGGAAGCAACACTTAATGTTACAAATTCCTCAAACGGAGAAAAAATTCTGTATGATATTTATCCAATAGAAATGGTAGAGGGGGCTGGAACGTCAACCACCACAACTACCAAATCCATAATAACACAGGATAACCCCAGTGTCAATACTAATTTTATGCAAAACACCGCAGAAAATACACAAGAGGGCAAAAAAAGCATTGCAGGGTTAAGCCTTTCGGAGATTGAGGCACGGGAAACGGCAAGAAATCTTGAAAGAGAAAACGCACAGCTTAAAGAACAACTTGAAAATTTGCATATTCAATTAAGCCAGGCGGAGGGAAAAGGACTTGACGCAAGCTCGATAAGAAAAGCAGCGCAGGATATGCGCCGTGCATACGGCTCAAAAATCAGTGTTGCAACGCTGCATCAGGAGCTTACAAAGCTATATACATATATGGCGAGTGACAATGTATCGGGTGATGAAGTAGCAAGCAGAATTTCTGCAATAGCAAGAAAGGTTATTGAAAATGCGACGGAAACAATCGATACGGGAGAGTATGCAGATTTACTTGATACTATAAGAAACACACGCATAGCGGTACCCGAAGATGATAAGGCAAGCTTTGCGAACGGTTATGAGCAGTTCAGAAAGAGAAATATGGGTAAGCTGAAGCTTGTAAAAGACGGTTATCCGCTTGATGCATTATGGGATGATTTAGTGCAGGAATATCCATACCTCTTTTCAGAAGAATTAATAGGCTCAGAGGAAAGGCTTGGCAGAATACTTGAAATACGCAATGAATTACTGCCTGTAGAAGAAAGCGTATACAAAACAGACGGAGATTTTGAACAGGCGGTAAAGGCACTTGAAAATGATATAATGGAAAGCTTCTTCAAAATTCCCGAAGGTGGCAACGGGAAATATGTATTCTATGATAAACGTGCTTCTATTGCGGAAAAGACTTTACGAGAGCGTGAAAAGCAATTTAATGAGGCTATAGGCAGACTTGACAGAGAGTATAAGCACAAAGTTGAAAAAGCAGAGGAACAACGTGACCGATATCGTGACAGATTTTCAAAGGATAAGCTCAAGCGTAGAATTAATTCTGACTATAATTATATTTCCAGAATGATAACTGATGCAACAGACCAGAGGCACGTGCCTGAAGATATGCGTGCAGGTGTGGCGGCGCTTCTTGACTGCTTTAATTTCGAAACGGTACAGCTTGACAGAATAAAGGACGAAGGCAAGGAAGCGGAAAGTGTGACGGCGGTAAAGCTTTCGGAACTGCACGACAAATATTCTGCAATTATGAAAAAAGCATGGGGCATTAATGCAGGTG